ATTCTCCAAAATTAGCCAGCCCTTTTCTTTTAAAAATAATGGTGATTTTTGTATTATTTCCCTGATATGTTTTAAACCATCTTCGCCGCCTAATAAAGCAACTTTAGGTTCAAAATTTTTAACTTCTTTGGGTAATTTTTCATAAGTATCTTTAGGAATATATGGCGGGTTTGAAATAGCGAGGTCTAATTTTCCTTTAAAACTTTCAAGAGGTGACCACCAATTTCCACAATAAAATTTCAAATTTGATTGTTTAGAAGAATTTATAAAATTTTTATTGGCTATTTCTAATGCATCTTGTTCTGTAAGATTTTCGGCAATTTTTATTCTTCTTTCTTTTTTTGGTAAGAATGGATGACCATTTTTTTCATTTATTCTATAACCCTGACCTTTTCCTATGTAATAAGGTGTTCCAGCAGGTGCTCTTTTAGAATCTCTTTGTCTAAGATATGCATAAACATAATAATCGGTTCGTAAAGTTTCAGTCATTAATTATACCCCGCTTGGAACTTATTCCATTCAATTGCATTTTTAATCTGATATGTTCGATTTGATACTGCTCTTATAACTTCTTCTAAAAATTTAAGCATAATATCATAGTATTTAATTTTCATGTCAATCTTATTCATTTTATCATCCGCTTCAAGATGTCTTTGAATTGCATCTTTTTCACGAACCTTATACGGAAATGGTTCCTCTGCATATACCTCTGCTGTTGCCTTTCCAGTATAATATTTATATCTTTCTAGTCTAACTTTTGCATATTGCTCTCTTGCTCTTTCACGCAACAAAGTAATGGTATTATAAAGAGTATAATACTTTGAGTGAAGTTGAGGTATTTTTAGTGATTCATCATGTAAATTATCAGGGTCGATCTTGGAGTCTTTCTCCCACATCTCCTGAATTTGTTCAAGATTCATGTAACACTGCTAGATATTTTATATAAAGTATACTTGAAAGTTGCCTCTGCTGTAAAATATTGAACATCAGTATTTGTTGCATCAAAGTCTAATGATGTTAAGGAAGTGGGAAATAAGTCATTAAATTTAACTTTTGCGACTTCTCTAAAATTACTATTAAGTATTCTAAGAGTTCCATCACAGAATGCTTCTTTTGCATCCCTTTGCCCATCTTTATCTTTAATTAAATCAGCAAACTCTTTAGTAGTTTCTGGAAATCCTAATCCTGTTAACCAATCGTAAACAGAAATATAGTTTTCCATATTCTCATCAACTAAAAAACGAAGAGTAAAATCTCCGAAAGTAAGTCTTTCACCAGGAACATCAATATTTTTTAAATATGATGGTTGAGTAGTAAGTTCAAGGTTCAACTCTGGTATTCTAGCAGAATTTGAGAAAAAGTCAACCTTCGGAAACTTTGCCAGATTAAATTTGAACGCTACCCCTGATAAAAAATTCCTATTTTGTATTTGTTTTCCGAATGCCGAACTAGTCATTATATTATTTTTTAACTATTTATTGTCTTTGTGTAAAATCAATTCCCTCTAAATGATCATACTCGTGCTGAAAAACTCTTGATGGAAAACCTTCAAGTTTAATTTTATGTTCTTTACCTTCCTCATCTTCATACATTACATAAATTTTATCTGGTCTCCGAACGTTAATAAATTTATCTGGATATGATAAACACCCTTCTTCACACAAGTTAAAATCACCAGAACTATCAAGTATCACTGGATTAAAACATACAATTACTTCATTATGTTCTATATCTCTTATCATAGCAAACGCTCTCACATCCATGCCTATTTGATTTGCAGAAAGACCAACTCCCTCATAATGAAACATATTTTTAATTAATGTCTTTGATATAAAATGGCGATCTAAATTAACACCACAAGGTTTAATCTCGTGATGTAAAATATTATCGTCAGATTTAACTAGGTCTCTTATCATCTTTCCTTGGGTTAGTTAGAAACCAAGAAGGACCTTCCATCGTGACATCTATATAAACAGTTTTTGCATAGTGTAATCCACGATAACACAGAAAAGCAAAGACCTCATCTACATCATGCTTGTCTTCATCCCATTCTGGTGCTTGTCCTCTACCTAATAAGTGTAACATTTGTCTTTACCTCCTGTAACAATATTTATTGTTTGGATTTCCAGACAAAAAAAGACCCCCGAAGGGGTCTAGAGTAGTTCCGTGTAGAGACCGCACGAAAGGTCTCAATCGTATTTAGAATGTGAACTTAACACCTGCTTTAGCAGCCCAGTCAATATCATCTTCTGCAGTTACACCAGAGATTTCTCCGTAGAACTTATCATATGAACCACCAAGGTATCCGATGAACTCAACATCACCGAACTCGTCAGCAGTTTCTGTGTGAGTAGCTGTAGGGCCACCAGCAACATACCAACCAATACCTGATTCAGTTGCTCCTTCGTATCCTACTACTGCTTCTAATCCACCAGATGAATATGCACCGTCAGGATATGAACCAGTTGCTTCCAAATTAACGTATGGACCAGCAAAGGCTGCACCAGCGAATAGGAATGGAGATGCTGCTACTGCAGCGATTGTTGATTTAATCATTTGTTTTAAAAGTATCTCGCAAGCAATAAAAAACCTGCGGATGGAAATTCTTTCGACTAGAATTTTACATTCTACGCAGGGGCACGATCTTTCGATCCCGTTGTTCTATGTAATGGTATTTATTGTAACACAAGATTGAGGTAGTGTCAAGTGTGTTGATTTCTTTACCTTTTGACCTTTGCCCAATCCATATCGAAGAGGTACAAACCCTTGTCTGTAAGAACGTGATTGTACATTTTCTCAAATACAGATGGTGGCATTGTGACAACGTGAGCACCTGCACCAAAAGAATCTGATACTGTTTTTACATCTCTTACAGATGCAGCGAGTATCTCTGTCTTTCTTATATTCTGTATTGTATAGATGTCACTTATCTGATCAATCAACTCCATACCATCAAAAGAATTATCATCAACTCTACCAACAAAAGGAGAAACATACTTTGCACCTGCCTTCGCAGCAAGTATCGCTTGTGCTGCTGAAAATATCAATGTCACATTTACATTAACCAAATCTCTTGATAACTTCTTACATACTCTTAAACCATCAGGAGTGCAAGGAACTTTGATTGTTGCGTTCTTTCCAAACTTACGAGAAAGACGTAACCCTTCCATATACATTGCATCAAAGTCACCAACGACTTCCATACTGATATCATCAATACCCATGTCAATAAGTTGTTGGTAAACTTCTTCTGGGTCTCTACCACTCTTCATAATCAGAGTAGGATTTGTTGTGATACCATCAATCAAGTCTGTTTGAAAGTGTTTTTCTATCAATTCTGTATCAGCGGTATCCAAAAATAACTTCATAGTGTTTATAAACTGTACATATAGTATAACACATATTTTTTGTTTGCAAACCTTAAGTTTAAGTTTGCTAAATAAAGCTACGTTAATAGGTACATTTACAGATGAAAAAACTATTACCTATATTATTGTTAGCGGGTTTTAGTTCACCTGCAATGGCAGATTTGACACATAAATTAAGTTCAAGTGTTCAGTTAAGTGTGAACGCAGCTGCAACACAGGTTGACAGGATTGGTTCAACATATACCATATCAGGTTCAAACATTGATACAACTGATGGTACAACAGCAGGTACAGTATCTGCAGGAACTATCACATCAGGCATATATGCTCCTGGTACAATTGCAGCAACTCAAGATACAGCGGGTGCAGCTTTTAGCTTTTCGAGTTCCTACATTCAAGGTGATGCGGTAGCAACATCAGCACCAACAGTAGGTCAAGTTGGTAACTTCTCAAGTCAGGTATCAACTGCAGCTGGTACAAAAGATACATTAGCAGGTACTATCACAAGTGCTGGTGTTATCACAGTAACAGCAGGTGGAGCTGGAACAGTAGCTACTGGACAATTTGTGAACGAATTGACAATCAACTGATTTTGGGGTACAATGAAAAGATATAGTATACTACTACTTCTTTTTAGTATCATACCATCTGCGTATGCAGTGCCCGTGGTCCCGAATTTTACGCAGGGCTCGATGACCAGCAACACGGAAACCACAAGTACCGTGACTGAAACGATCAATAGTATGAATTACGATACTGGGTATCAGTATGTGATAACAGGCACAAACGTACAGCACGATGGAGCAACTATTTCCGCACCAAACACAACTGGAAATAGTAATACATTAAATGGAGTGACTTCAACATGGACGAATTTGGATATCAACAACAAACCAAACTTCACAATAACAACGCCAGGAGAAGCCTTTCAATTTACAGAAAGTTATTCTGGTCCAGGTCTTTCAAATCACACAATAATAAATCGCACAACAACTATACAAAGCGTCACAAATACAACAAGCACCTTCTCAAACTGATTTCAATTTGTTTGTTAGGTTCTGCATCACCTACATTTGCGAGTGATATAGGTGGTGTCTCTGCGACAGCAAATCCAGTGGCAAACAGTTCTGGAAGCGTCACAAATCAAGCTATACAAGTTTTACAAGGTCCGTATATAACGAATACTTATGGAAATGGCATACAGTGTCAAGGTCCTACCATGAACGTTACACCATTCTTAACAGGAAATATTGCAATTAAACGTCCTTATGAAGATTATTGGCAAGATCCAGTGTACAATAACGTAG